GTTTAGAGAATTACATTGAAGTGATCAATAATACAGGAAGTACTTTAGCTAACGGAGCAGTAGTTCAATTTGCTGGAGTTAATCTTCAGGAGATTCCAGAGTGCAGTGCTTTGATGGCTTCTCCTAGTTTTACTCCGTTATTTTTGATTGGAGTATTGACTAATGAACTTGTTGATGGTCAAAGAGGTAGAGCTACTGTTTTAGGTAAAGTTCGTAATCTTAATACTACAGGTTCAACTGTAGGGGAAGTATGGCAACAAGGTGATTTGCTTTGGGGTCATCCTACTATTGCAGGAGCTTTTACTAAAGTTAAACCTTCAGCACCTAACCCTGCGATTTCTGTAGCGGCTGTACTTAAGGTTGATAGTACTGAAGGTGTTATCCTAGTAAGACCTACGATTTTTCCTAGGTTGTTTTACGCTAAGTACAAGAGTAATCAAACTCAAACACCTGCATTAGCTAACACTCCATATGCAGTTACCTTTAATGTAACTGAAATTCAAAGCGGTATATCTTTGGTTGACTCAAGCAAGATTACCTGTAGTCAATCTGGGCTGTATTCCTTTGACTTTAGACTACAAGTAACATCTACAAATTCTTCTCAAAAGAACATCTACGTGTGGGCTAGAAAGAATGGAACGGATGTACCTGACAGCGCAACAAAGGTTAGTATCTCTGGAAATGGTTCAGAGTTAGCTCCTAGCTGGAGTTTTGTTTACACGATGCAAACTGGAGATTATTTTCAATTAATGTATGCGGTTGATAATACAGCTTTATTGATTAATGCTCCAACTCAGACAGCCTTCTGCCCAAGTACTCCTTCGGCTGAAATCAAAGTAACTCAGATTGATCTGTAAGAGATTTCGTAATATGAATTTCTCTTGAATTTCAATATATTTCATGATATAATTGTATTTATGTTATTCGGATTATCGAAAGGTTTAGTATGACTGAAATAAATAAAGCGGCTAAATCTTATAAGCCAACTCAAGCAATGATCAATAACGCTAAACGAGGGTTGGCTCTTAGAGAAAAATACGGTAGAGGTGGCTTAGATGCTTCTCAAGCTAATGCTGAGGGTGTTGGTTCCGGTGTAGCTCGCGCTAGAGATATCATCAATGGTAATCTTTCCTTAGATACTGTAAAGAGGATGTATGCTTTCTTTAGTAGGCATGAAAAGAATTACAAGCCGGATAAGAGAGAAGCTGATGGTGGCGTTACAGCAGGAACTATTGCTTGGTTAATCTGGGGTGGTTCAGCAGGCTTTGCTTGGGCAAGAGGAATCCTTCGTAAAGAAGGTATTCTTAAAAGCTACACTCAAGAAATTACCAAAGCACAGCTTGAGACTGAAGATGAACTCAAAGGAATTAAGCTACCGATTACTAAAGCTGTAGACGAAGAGCTTTATCAAGTTACTTACGTAGCAATGATTCCTGATCATACTGATCTTCATGGGGATTATACCTCAGCAGAAGAAGTTCGTAAGGCTAAGGAATCTTTCAATAAGTCCATGCAAAAAGCTAATCTGTTTCATTTAGTAATGACGGATTCCTTTGACGTAATCGAGAGTTACCTTGCGCCTACAGATTTTATTCTTGAAGATAAGTTCGTCAAGAAAGGTACTTGGTTAGTTACTCTGCAAGTGCATGATACAGAAAAGCTCTGGCCTATGATTAAATCTGGAGACGTTAATGGAGTTTCTATTGGAGCTTTGGCTCGTGTAGAAGATTTAGAAGAGGATGAAGATGACTGAAAAAACAAAGGCTCGGAAGCCTCGTAGAAAATTATCCGATATTGATTTTAGCCGAGAAGATGCTCATATTGCTCTTGTAAGTAAAGACCAAGGTGGTCCGGCTAATGGAGCTGACTACGCTCTAGTAATTAAAGCTCGGAATTTCTCTGACGAGTTCATTCAAAAGATGCAGCAAGTAAGAGTTACTCTAGAGCTTCCAGAATTTCTAGAGCGATTCTTCAATGTATATGGAGACAATGCCAAGGTTCTAGCCATGATGATGGGCTATGAAGAACCTGCAGAGACTCAAGCTCAAGAGAATATGGAAGCTATAGAAGAGTACCAAGATTGGATTAAATCCAAGATGGAAGCCTTCGAGATCATCAAGAGTCTTCACCAAGCGGATAGTCTAGCAGAAGTCCTAAGCGATATCTCTGAAGATGATTATCTTGCAATGCTGAATGACCAGCAGACAATTGAAAAAGCCTTCGTTAAAATCGAGAAGGCTAGTAAAGAATCTAAAGCTAAGGCTGAAGATAATACCTCACGAATCGGTACCGAGGTAAAAGAAGATGAGGTAGATTCCTCAGTTGTTAATAAAGCTAATAAGGAAAACACAATGCAAACAGAAGTAAAAACTGTAGAGCAGGAAGTTACCGTAGAAATGGTAGAGAAATCAGCTTTTGAAAGCGTTCAGAAAGCTCTGGATGAACAGAAGGTTGCTCTGCAAAAGGCTATGGAAACCATCGCTCAGTTTGAAGCTGAGAAAAAGCAAGCTATCGTAAAGTCCAAGACTGCAAAGCTGCAAGAAGTTGTTGATGCAAAACACCTAGAGGTTATTGCTAAGGCTGCTCTGGCTCTGGAGTCCGATCAGGAGTTTGACTCTTTCGTTTCTGCTATGAAAGAAATGAAGGAAGTCGTAGAGAAATCAGCTCTGTTCGTTGAGCAGGGTGCTTCAGGTGAATCTGAAGAAATCGTAAAAGAATCTGGTGTGGCTAAAATCCTGAAAGCCAAACTGCAAACCAAGCAATCTAAGTAATTTATTTTAGGAGAAATCTAAATGTCACTTTTCGCCACAGAAAATTTTCGCACTAGCCACCTAGTCAAACAAGAACTGTTCCCTGAGAACGCCTATTGCCGTGAAGTTGTAGTATACAACGGCGCTGCTCGCACTTTCAAAGTCGGTGAGCTAGTTGAAGCTGATGGTACCATCGCTAATGCTGTTGCTGATATTGTCGGCGTAGTTATCGAAGAGAAAGCTGCCGCTGCTTCCACCAACACCCGCGTACTAACCATTGCTCGCGGTCCTGCTATTGTATCTAAAGCTGCTCTAGTACTAGGTGGTCTGACTGAAGCTGACGTAATCGCCAAGCTGAAGACCCTTGGTATCCTAGTCGCTGACGCAGTTTAATCTAGCGTTAACCGAACAACTAATCTAATAAGGAACACAAAATGCTAACTCGTTCTTTTCAAAATGCATTTGAAGTCGTAGACTATACCGAAGAACTTCTGCTCGTAGAAAATCGTTGGGGCCTCATCAACGAACTAGGTATCTTTGCTGAAGAGTCTATTTCTCAGCATAGTATCACAGTAGAAGCTGTAGATGGTACTCTAGGTATTGTTACCGACCAAGTACGCGGTGCTCGTAATCTTGTAAATAAAGATGACACCCGTAAGCTGTATAGCTTCGCTGTCCCACATTTCCCCCTCGATGATTACGTCACCCCTCAAGACGTACAAGGTAAGCGTGCTTATGGTACTACTGATGCAGCCGAAACCACCGACGCTGTAATTGCTCGTAAGCTAGCTCGTATTCGTCAGAACCACGCTGTAACTCTAGAAGCTGCACGTGCTCATGCTATCACTAATGGTGCTACTTTCGCACCAAATGGTACTGTAGTTTCTAATTACTACACGGCTTTTGGTATTACTCGTAAAGAGATTGACTTTGTTCTAGGTACCGCTACTACCGATCTGACCGCCAAGATCGAAGAAGGTATTGCTCATATTCAAGACAATATCCGCGATGGTTCTGTTGTAAACGAAATCGCTGTTCTTTGCAGCCCTGAGTTCTTCGCCAAGCTGATTGCTCACGCTACTATCAAAGAAGCTTACAAGTACTACACTTCCACTCAAGAACCTCTACGTCAGCGTCTAGGTTCAGGTCTGTATCGTCGCTTCGTACACGGTGGTGTAACCTTCATTGAGTATCGTGGTGCCTACAATGGTTCCCGCCTGATTGATGCAGGCTCTGCTTACATGATGCCCATGGGAACCAGCGATACTTTTGTGACCTACTTCAGCCCTGCTAACCGTTTCGATATGGTTAACACTCTGGGTGAACAAGCATACGTATTCTCTTATGCTGATCCAAAGGGTTACAAGATCGAACTCCAAAGTGAGTCCAACCACCTGTCTCTGCTACGTCGTCCTCAGTGCGTCGTTAAGCTGACCAGCTCCAACTAATCTTTAATTAGATTATAACTCAAGAGGATTCCTTCGGGAGTCCTCTTTATGGTATAATTTACAGAAGTGACAAGTTAATAACTAAGCTAGGTTCGCAACCGAAAGGCTGACTATCCACCAGCTTGCTTAGTTACCTCATTTCAGTGGATGTTCGGGAGAACAAATGAAGACTGATTATTATGTCTACGGGCATTATTTAAAAGACGGTGATATTCTTTTCTATGTAGGAAAAGGTAGGAGAAATAGAAAAGTCTCCACCACAGGCAGATCGAAAGAGTGGTTAAGCCTTACAAAAGAAAACGAGTGGTACGCAAGGATTCTAAAAGAAGGCCTTTCGGAAAAAGAGGCCTATGAACTTGAATCAAAAATGATTGCTTCAGAGAAAAATCTGATAAACAAAATGCAATCAACTGTTACAAAAGAAATCTCTAAAGATGTTTTAGACTACTTTTATTATGATGAAACTAGCCCAAGTGGTTTAAGATGGAACAAACCTGTTGTAGGTCGTAATGGAAGAATTTACCAGAATATCGGAGATGTCGCCGGGATTCTAAAAGAAACTTCAGACAAGAAAAACAAAAGATGGATTGTTAAATTTCTTGGCAATTCTATATACGCACACCGAATCGTTTACGCTTTACATCATTTCTTACCTAATAGTTTGGTAATAGATCACACAGACGGGAACTCTTTAAACAATAATATCAACAATCTTAGAGCAGTAACTCAAGAAATTAATTCGAGAAATAATAAAAGAGATTTTAGTAAAACATCAACAGGGGCGCTTGGGGTTTCTAAATGCAAAAAGAGTCATCTAAACTTCAGCTACTACATAGCAACTTGGTATGAAAATGGTAAGTTGAAGAGTAAAGAATTTAGTACTTTCAAAATGAGCGATGAAGAGGCTTTTGCTTCAGCATGTCGGTGGCGAGAAGATAAGATTAAAGAACTTAATGAACAAGGCGCTGGTTATACCACCAGACACACTGGAATAAAGGAATAATATGGCTCTAACCGCAGTGCAGCAAGTCCGTCTGCTAATCCAAGATAACGAACCCGGACTATACATCTTAGCTGACGAAGAAATCGAATTCTTGCTGGAACGAAATGCTAATAGTGTAAATGCTACCAGCATTGAAGCCGCAAGAATTGTTCTTTTTAAGCTATCACAGCGCGGGGACGAGTCAATTGACATCTTCGCACTACGAGGCTCCAAAGCCGCTGAATCCTATAGACTAGCTCTTCAGCTTTATCTGAAAGACCCAATGCTCAACCCTATCCTCAACAACGTCCGAGGATATGTTGGCGGTGTTTCTAAATCAGATATGCAAGCTAACGATGCTAACTCTGATAACAACCTAGTACCTACGGCATTTCCTCTGCAGTTTCCTAGCTCTGATCCTTTTAAACTTTGAGGTACTAAATGAATCTATTCTTAGCTGCAGTTAAAGATGCCCTCAGACGAAACGGTACAACAGGGACTTACACAAAAGTATCTGCTGGAGTTTACAGCATTGAAACAGGTAGCAGTACATCTACAACTACAGACTATCAGATTCCAATGTATGAAAAGCACGTAAAGACTTCTCAATACAACTTCCCTAATCTGATTGGTAAGCAAGTTTCAATGTTTTACATTGCTGCTGATAGCATTCCTTTTGTTCCTCAAATTAAAGATAGTATTACATTTAACGGAACAAAATTTGCTGT